AAAAAAATTAGATGAGCTGGTGCTGCTGATTGGAGATGTTTCTCCACGACCGCCAAGGCCAATTGTTGTGCCGTTTTTTGCGTCCTCAAGCTGATCTGCTGAAGGCGGGTTGCTTGCAACATATTGCAAGCCCTCTTGCTGGCGCATAACACCAGCCGACTGAAATGCACTTGCGCTCATGCGGTCAAGTACTTGCGCCAATACATTTGCTGTTTGCGCCTCAGCTCGCGGCCCGATGTAGTCCACCGGCTGCTGTTGGGCCTGCACGATTGGCACGCTGCCAACCGAGCGAATCTGCATTTGTCCTGATTCGATTCTGGTTGCCATGTTTATCTCACCTTTGCGTAATCACTGAGCCCTTTTCCGAGGGTTGCGCCGGCAAGGATGCCGCCACTTCTGCGAGCCGCATCGGCAGCGGATGAGAGCTGGCCAGCTTGGCTTCTGGCGCTGTACAGGTTGAGCATGTTCTGATAGTCGGTGGACTCCAACATGGCGCTGGCATCCTCAAAGCCCATGACCCGTGCGGTCAGCGCATTAAGGTCAGAGATGCCGACATCGCGCATGGTGGCCGCCACGTTCTCGCGCTGCACGGCCTGGATAGACCCCTCACCCAGCACTACGCCGCTTGCTGCCGCCCTGGCACGCACCGTTGCGTTGGTGGCTCGCATGTTGCGCAGCAGGGTGTTGCCAGCGATCTGGTAGTTCTGCGATTCGATCTCTGCCTTCTTGAGCGTGCGCCCGGCCTGGATGCTGGCGTACTGCTCGCTCATGTTTGCACGCACCTCAGACACCGCCAGGGTGTCGCGTGCTTGCAGCAGATAGCTGGTCTGCTGGTTGATCGCAGCAGCTCTCTGCGCCTCGGCCTCGCCGTAGGCACCAATTAGCCCAGCAATGCCTGTTATTTGTCCTGCTGTCGGTGTTGCCATGTCATGTTCCTGAGAAGACAGCCACGCGATAGTCCAGGCCCAGCAGGTTCATCTTGACCGGCAGGTCTTGCGACACCTCAATGAACTGCTCGCGGCTGTAACCCAGCACGCCGTTGACCCGTTTGATGCCGGTGAATTCTGGGATCGGGTCATCCAGCAGCGGGTTGTCGAGCAGCCTAAAAGTGACCGGCTGCTGGTTGATGATCATGTTCTGGGTCTCGTTGAGCACAGCGCTGATTTCCACAATGCGCTTCTTAAACGACACCCGGCTGCCGGTCTGTAGCTTGACTTCGGCAGGCATGGTTCTGATGTAGACGCTGATCGGCAGGCCCACCTCGTAGCTGGTGGTGCTGGCCCGGTCAAACGTCACCGCGCCACCGCCGCTCACAATCTCGTTGCCCTGCGGTGAGCCATCGCAGATCACATTTAGCGACTTGCCCAAATGCGGCAAACTGGTCGCACTTGCGGCGGCACCACCCACAAACGCGCAGTCGGTGAAGTATTCGTAGCTAAAAAGCTCAATAAAAAATTGAGTTGTGCTGTTGAACACCCGCTGGGTCACCACATAGATTGCGTTGACATCAATGCCAACATCGATAAACAACCCGTCTGTGGTGAACTCACTTGGGCTGGTGACCTGCTGGCTGCGCATGATGCTGAAAGCCGCAATGCTGCCGTCATCGGTGTTGGTCATCAGCAGCAGGTCGGCCTCTTCAGTGCTTGATGCCCGGCGCAAAGCCACGCGCTGCGGCCCCTTGAGCAGGTGCCCAGACAACAGGGAGATCCGCTGGGTGATGTAGGTGAGCTGGGTGTCGCTGAAGATGAACTCGTTGAGCGACTTGCCCTGGCGCTGGATGTAGATGGAGCCCGACTCTACAGACTGCACGCGAGTGCCCGGCTTGATGCCATTGCGGCTGACGTTTTTGAATGTAAAAGTCAGCGGGGTGATGGGGTCGGTTCCAGCTTGCGGGATGTAAAACTCGCCGCCAGTGGTGAACACTTGGAAGTCGCGCCCACTGATGATGTCGGTGATGACGTTAAGCTCGTTGGTGTCAAGCGTAGCCTCAACCGCATCATCGTCCAGGGACTCGGTCGGCACGAAGTCAAAGAACAGGCCGATCTTGGAACCCCAGATCGTTGATGGGCGCGACTTGCTGCCACCAAAGTAGAGCCTGCCCTCATGAAATGACACACTGGTCGGGTAACCTTTGCCAGCGCTCCAAACATCGACGTACCCAGCCTCAAGCTCCCACCCTCCTGATGCTACAACAGAGGTATCAAAAAACGGGTACTCAGTGATTGCCTTGACCACGGTGGTGCTGATGAATTCAACAATACGCGCACGGCCTTGGGTGTTTACATTGACATATTGATTGACACTTCCAGCCGCAAATGCCGCACCACTCGCTGTCAGTGTTACGTTTCCGGACACCGCGCTTGGCGTAAGAGTTACCGCTGGGTTGCTTGCGGTCAGCGTGAATGCGTACTTGGGAATGCTGTCAAAAGTAATTGTGCTGGCCGTCCACAAATTGTCTGCGGCACCGCGCACAATCTTAGCGGGCGACAGGTCAGGGTGGACAACAATCAAGGTGTCGGCAGACTGAGTCCAGCACATGTCGTCCACCATTGCGCTGGTAATTGTGGTGGTCAAAAAGCTGTTGCCGGTGCCGTTGATGTTGGTTATAACTGCGCCGTTCTTGACCACATGCATCCGGTTGTGGGTGAAGCACAGCATGTAGCTGTCAGCGACAGAGAATTGGAAGGGCACCAGCCGCACGCCGTTGGCGGTGCTGGATGCGCCAGAAGAGGCGTTGGGCAGCTCAAAGATGTGCTTGGTGCCGGGCCTACGGCGAAGGCCGCCCTGGGGCTGGATAAGCACGTTGGTGGCCTTGGACAGGGCGTTGTTGTAAGCCTGCAGATCCACACGCGCACGCAACAGCGGGTCGAGCTCGCCCGTTGCAAAGTTGGTGGTGAACTCTACAAAGCGAGGCATCAGTTCCTCACTGAAATTAGGCTGTAGTCTTCGATCACACGAACAGGGGTGTTCTGGCCATCGATCTGGGCCGCCGTGCGGAAGTAGCCGCCGCGCCCGTTTTCGCTGATGTCGCCGGTGGCCACGCGCTGCCACTTGTTGGCTTTGTCCTGCTGCTCGGTAACGGTCTCGGCAATGTGCCACGCCACTTGATACTTGAGCAGTTGCACAAAGTACTGGGGCATGGCGTACTCTGGCGTGCTGTACTGGTAGTCGATGAAGACGTTGGTCAGGTTGGTGAGCAGTACGTCACCTTGGATCTCCCAGTCCTTCTGGATTGGCGAGCCCTGCGCAGAGCTCTGCACAACCAGCCTAGGCGAGGCCAAGCGGTCACCCGGCAGTTGGTATTGGTAGCGCCAGATGCTGGTGGGCGTGGTCAGCAATTGCGCTAGCTGCGTCTTCTTCATGCTGAACGTCCAGGGGTACATCATCAGGGTGGAATCCCTGATGTCTGGATAAAGCCGATCACACACGCTCGACTCGTCGGTGCCATCGTTGAACGACGATATTGCCTTGGCTCCAATGAGCAGCAGGGCATCAGAGCAGATTGATACGCCGGTGTCGCCAGATGCCATGTGAACCTCTCAATGCGAGAAGGGCCAGCCTCTGAATACTCAGTGACTGGCCCGGTTGCAGCAAAGCCGACTTAGTCGGTATCGGTTGCGGTAACCACCACGCCGTCAGTGATGTCCACCACCGTGCCGGTGTTGGAGTTGACGTAAGCGGTGGACATGACAGGCGTGCCACCCGTTGCCGAGTAGCAGAAGACGATGTCGCCAACCTTGAGGATAGATGCCACCGTATTGAAATACCCAGAAGCGCGAATCACAGACTGTGCATCTGCGCTTGAATAGGTATAAATTGCGGGAGCATTGCCAGCCTTGGATTGACCGCCAACAGAAGCAAATCCTACAGAATCGAAAGCCATGGTATGACCCTCCTTTTAAGATGCAGCCGCAGTATCGCGTGCAGTGATTTTGACAATACCCTCGACATCAATCGCTACAGAGCCGGCAGAGAACAGAGCATTCACAAGGTAGCTCGTTTTCTCAGGGATGTAGTTGATTTCAGTCTTGGGGGCGATACCTTCAGCGTAGCCAACAGAGTCTTTGTGGAATGCAAACAAGACTCGGTCGTTGGAGCCGTCAAGTATCAAACCACCTTCTGTGCGGTCGCCCATTACATGGAATGTGAAGCCCATGAATTGGTTGATCTCACCTTGCACCAGAGCCTTGACCGTGTTGAAGTCCGAGCTGGTGACTGAGGTTTGCTCCAACATCGCGGCCAAAGAGTTGGCGTGGATGATGATGTGGCGACCATCAGATGGCACGTTCTTCGTGTTCAAGATCTTGGCGGCCTCGCGCAGCTTGGAGATATTCATGTTGGTGTTTGCGCCACCAATTGAATTCGCCACGGTGCCGGTGCTTGATGCAGCGGTAAGCGCGTCCAAGATCAGTTGATCCTGGCGTCTACCGATTGCATTGCCGACCACTTGGACAAGCTCAGAGCGCTCGTCAAAGTTGACCTTCTGCTGCGTGAAGATGTCCGAATACTCTGCAGCGTTGAAGTCACTCATCGTGCAGGTTACGGTGGAGAACCCGACATTCATCGGGGTGACATCGGTTTGGCTGACGCGAGCAGTGGCTACGCCTTTACCGACCTTGGGGAACTTGACAGTAGAGCCTTCGACACCTCGACGCTGACGCACAGCGCCTACCAGCATTGCTTTGCCCTGGTAAGCCTGTTTGACCTCAGCATCGAACAGCGTCACAAAGGCGTTGGATAGAGAAACGCTCATGTGATTACCTCATTCGGTTGATTGATCAGGGTTGTCGCGTCGGTGAGCCGGTAAACCGGGCCTGTGCTTGCTGTTTACGTCAGCCGCTCGTCAGCATCCGCTGCGGTTGGGGGTCGGTTTCCCGATGGGCCTTGGCAAGATTGTATGGTTTTTTTGCAACAGTGCAATAGGATGTATTGATTTTTGTACAAAAAAAGACCCAGGCGGTGCTGGGTCTAAGGGCAACTGCTGCAAGCAGTTTGGAGAAAGCGCTGGATTATTTGGCAAACTGGTTGAACATTCGCTCCACTTTTTGGCGGTATGCGGGATCTTTATGGTATTTGGGATCGCCCACCATGGCGTACAGCTCTTCCTTGCTTGGCGTGCCCTCAAGCTGGACAGACTCGATGGGCACCCGCCCTTCGTAGGATTCACGCACCTTCATCAGCGCCGTGATGCCGCGAGCGGTGCCGCCCATGATCTTGAACTCTTCAAAGTCGTCCTTTGACCAAATGCCCTTGTTGACCAAGCCGCGAGCCCAGTCAACCATGCCGTTGACGATTGCGCCGCCGTTGGGGCCGAGCTGTTTCATCTCGACCGCCGGGTCAACCATGTCGCCCTGCATCACTTCCTTGGCCTGGGTCTGCAGGTTGGTAACTAGGTCGTCAAAAGCAGCCTGGGATAGGCCGTTGTTCTTGGCCCAGCCGGTCAGGGTGGTGGCAATGGGGTTGGTTTCGGCTTCCTCGCCAAAGGCCTTGAGGTCGTACTTGCCATCGGCTGGGGCTTTGTGCTTGCCCTGGCTGATCTGTTTGCGCAAGTCTGACCAGCTCTTGGCAATGCCTTCCATGTCAGGCTCGTTGGAGTCTTTTTTCCAGAAGTTCTCAGGCCAATAATCTGGCCGCTCCAGGGGAACATCAGGTTCCGGTGCGCCTGGGGCTGCAGTCCTGTGGTCGATTTCTACCGCTTGTGTGTTTTCGGGCTTGGTGTCGTCTGTCACTTGCACGTTGTCAAGTAGGCCGGTGGCACCGGGCTCGACGGTTGCTGTGTCGGTCATAGTTTCCTTGCTGTGTTAATCCGTACCTCGATGTCCCTCACCACCGTTCTCTGCCCTTCGGCAAAAAAGGCATATGAGGGGTCAGTGCCCGGCACGGCGATGGGCACATTCACATACATGTCGCGCAGCCACTGCAGCAGCTTCTGGCCGTCCTCGGAGCCAAACACCCGCAAGGTCAGCCGGGCCAAGTCTTCGCGCTTTTGGTCAACCTCGCGGATGTCGCTGTTGTCGCCAATGGCGTTAATCTCATCCCAAGACATCACATTGCTCCTTGCGGTGCTGGCAGCGCCTGCATACCAGCGCCAGCCTGGGCCTGCATGGCCATGGCCTGGGCAATGGCCTGCTGTTGCTGCTGGTTCTTCATCTCTTCCATGAGCACGGCACGCTCGGCGGCGGTGTTGCGCACGGCTGCCGGCACGCCCAGCTTGTCGGCAAGGTAATCGACCAGGACATCGGTCTTGATGGCGAGCTGGCCATCGGTGCCCAGGCTCTGGCTGATCTGCATGTACTGCATGATTGCGTTGACCTCCTCCATGTTCTGGGCCATGGCCAGGGGTGCTACCGGGGTAACCTTGACCTCCAGCCCGTTGACCCGCAACGGCATGTCAATCAAGCCGCACTCGTCCATGACCTCCAAGATCTTGGCGGTGACCGGGATCATGGTCTCGTTGATCAGTCGGCCGAAGGCAGAGCCCAGGTTCTGCGCCAGCTCTTTCATGCGCTCAACAATCTCGGTGGCCGAGCGGGCGCTCATGTTGTCTGGCGGCAGCGATTCGTCCAGCAGGATGCGCTTGACGTTGGAGCGCAGGTCGTTGATCACCAGTTGGCTGACATTGAAGTCGCCAGAGCGTGGCAGGGGCAGCAGGGCTGGGCCTTGTGAGCCGCCATTGCGTGCCACGGGGATGATGGCGCCCGGCACGATCTTGACCGTGTTGGGATTGAGCACGCCGTCATCGGCTGCGGTGTAGACACCCGCCACGGCCAGCGATGCGTTCTTGAGCAGCAGCTCAATGGTCTTGTTCAGCGTCTTGATGTCGGGCAGGGCAGTCATCAGGGGGCCGCGGCCATAGATCTCGCCGGCCACCTTCATGTAGCGCGAGATCACCCAGGGGCTCATCTTGCGCCGGCGGTACACCAGCTCGTCCTTGGAGTTTTTGACGATTACGTGGTAGCAGTAGTCGCCACGCTTGTGGTCGTAGATGGTGGCTTCCAGCAGCTCAATGTCGTCGGTTGGCTTTTGCTCAATTTGCCGGGCCATGTCGTCTGGGATCTTGGCGTCTGGCCACTGGCGCTGAATGCTCTCGCCCTTCATCCTCATGCGCCGGTAGACGTTGTCCACCTGACCGTTGGCACCCTCTTCGTAGCTCACCAGGAACAGCGGCACCGGGATGAAGTTGAGCGGGGAGACATCGTCACCGGGCTGCACCATCATGCAAGCGGTGCCAACCGCCAGATCCAGCAAGAACTCGCCCATGGCGATGTCGAAGTTGCTCTGGTTGAGCATGGTGAACATCTTGTCCTGGTAGACCTCCAGGATGGCTTGCGCCTGCTGCTTGCGATCTGCCGGGATGTCCGAGCCGGCTTCCAGCTTGGCCCATTTACGCTGTGGTGGGAAAACAACAGATTGCAAACGATTGGCAAAACGCTGGGTGGAGTTGATGGCGGTCGAGTCAAAGACCCGCATCATCTTCTTGGAGCCGGTGGCGCCACCTTCCCATACGCCGTAGAGCTGGCGCTGGGGCAGAGCGAACTCGTAGGCGTCCTGGTAGAGCTGCTGGAACTCATCTTTTTTGGTCTGCGCTGAAGCCTGCCGCTTCAAGATCTGGTCAGGTGTCAGGCGCAAACCGCCCGGCGTTGTCTTGTCGTATTCCATGATTCAGTCCTTGTTCATCTTGTACTTGTCCAACAGGTTGCGCCCCTTGGCCGCCAGCCGGGCTGCAGCGCCAGCAGTGCGCGGCACCGACTCGCCCCAGGCGTTGGCGGCCAGCGCCAGCCGGGTTGGCTTGCCGTTGTCGCCCACCATTGGCCCACTTGGGTTGGTGTAAAAGCGAGTCAAAAACGATCCCTTTCGGCGAGCTCTCTCACCGATTGGGCTTGCGTCTTTAACGCCGGGCTGCAGGTTCTTGCTCTCGCCAGAGCTCTCAAACTTTCTGCGTCCAGCCTCAGTCAGACCGCCCTCTGGGTTTTTGTACTTGCTCAATTCTTCTTTCTGGCTGCCGCCATGTTGTCCACCAAATTGGGATAAGGCCGGCCTGACTTGGCAGCTCGCCTCATGGCGTTGCGCTTTTGCGCAGACGACATCTCTTTGGGCTTGCCCAGATCTTTGGGCCTTGGTTTGTCCCAGACTTCTTTCATGACGGCGCTCCTGCTAGTAATGGCCTTGTGGATTTGCGAGACACGGCACCGATCTTGGCGGCACGGCGCTCGCCGACTTCGCGCTTCAACACACTCTCGGCCTCAGCCTTCTTGACACCAAACTGCGTGGAATCAAACGCCTCAACGGTCGGGGCGGTTGGGGCTTTTGGCAGGGTAGGGGCGGTCTCGGTGAACTTAGGGATCGCCTTGGGTGCGTAGTAGGTGAATGCTTCCTGCTCTGTGTCGTAACCAAACAGGCCAAACAAGCCGAACCTTGGTTTTTTGACTTCCTTGTACCCGGTCATCGGCACCACGGGGTCTTTTTTAATGTCGGCCAGCAGCGTGTTGTAGTCGTCCAGCTTTTTCTGGTAGGTCGCCTTCTGGGTTTCGTAGGTCGGCAGCGACGATTCCTTGTAGGTCGCCATCTGCGCCTCAAACGGCTTCATCTTCTTGGTCACGCCGGCTTGGTAGCCGGTGAAAGCGGTCTGGTACTCGCCGGTCAGCGCATCAATGTTGGACTTGTACTGCTTGGCCAGCCGGTCAATGTCGGATGTGCTGCGCCGGGCGATCTGGCGCTGTTTGAACTGGGGCAGGGTGGCCATTACTGCAACCTCATCCCGCCGCTGTTCAGACTTGCCGGTATACCCAGCTCGGCGTCTATGCGCTCACTAGACAACAGCGACCTGCGGCCACCGCGGGTGCGAGCTTTGAGTGCGGATGCCTCGGCTGCAGCGGCTTTGCGGCGCTCTTCGTCGGCTGCGGCCTGCACCTCCTTGGACTTGCGCTCCATCTCTAGCTTGTTGTTTGCGTAGTTGAGCTTGGATGCCTCAAAACTCTCCCGTGCGGTGGTAGCTTGCTGCTCCAAGGCGGCACCCTGCTTGCCATACTCGGCAGTTTGCTTGGCCAACTCAACACGCATGGCTGCTTGGTCGGTTTGCTGCTGCGCCAGCAGGTTGCGCTGGTTTGACTCGGCTGATTCCCGAGACAGGCGTGCCTCGTTGGCGTTGTAGGCGGTGCTCAAAATGATGGCACCAGAGATGAAATAGGTCATGTGATTACCTCCTTGTGTTCGTAAACGTCCAGGCCCAGCTCGGCGTATTCCAGCGCGGTGAACATGTCTTCCAGTGTCTTGGTGTCGGTCTCGTCGGTCGGGTTGGGGTGGATCGTTGTCCAGATCGCATCCACATGGGTGTGCACCACCCGCTTGGTGCCCGGCTCCGAGATGAATGAAGCTGGCGCTGTGTGGGTCTCCAGGCCAAACTCGGTGTAGCAAGTGATACTGCCCTGGCTGATGATGTTGAAGTGGCGATGGCGATGGATCTTGCCGACCACCACGGTGCCAGCGGGC